GCGAGGCCAGCGAGACGTCCATGGCCACGGTGGCGTCCCCGGCGATCGTCTCCAGCTTGCGCATGGCCGCCAGCGTCTCGTGCTGCATACGGCGGATCATCTGGGACAAGCTGTCCCGGTACCGCGCCTCCACCGCCGCGTTGTAGTTGAGCGGCTGGCCCCGGAAGGTCGCACCGCCCCGGGACGCCGCCCAAGCCTGGCGCGTTTTGGTCAGGGGCGGCCGGGTTTTACGGGACAAGGGGCGCCAGCGGGTCGGCGGGGGCCAGCGGATCCGGCGCGATCGGAAGGCCGATCAGCGGGTCCACGTCGGTCAGGTCCGGGGTGACGATTTCCGCCAGGTCGGTGTACTCGCTGTTCTTGTCGTTGCGCAGTCGGGCGCGCTCGTCCACGCCGTCGATCGCGCCGACGCCGACCAGAATGGCGGCCGTCTCCGCCTTCGTCTTGTTGATGTCGGCGTATTCCTTGGCGGAGGGGCTGTCCACGGGGTTCCAGCTCGCCGTAACCGTGATCGTGCCGGGGGCCAGGCCAAGGTCCGGCTCAATCTCCGAACGCACGACCATTTCCAGATGGCGCTCCAGCAACGGGTCAAGGTCGTTTTCCTGGATCGTCTCCAGCTCGTACCGGTACGATTTTTCCTCAAACTTGCCGGTGGCGTTGAACCCCTTGGGCGTCGTCTCCAGCAATTTCGTGCCGGGGACGCCGGCGGCCGCCGCAACAATCTGGTACTGGGTCATGATGACCGCGTCCAGGTCGGTCAGCGACGTCTCAAATTGCTGCATCGTATCGCCGGTGTCGTTGATTTTGACGCCGAAGTTGTCGTGGTACCGCATGAACGCGGACATATGCTCCGCGAACTTGTCCTGATTGGTCAGCAGCTCCGCCAGGTCCGTATTCCAGACCAGCGTGCGTTTGCTCATAGCGAGCTGGGGCGCCTCGTTGGCGGTTCGCTCCGCGGCGTACACGCGCTCGTAAATGCGCTGGGGAATGGAAATCCCGCCGTAACCATACGCCGGCCGGAGAATATCCGGCACGTCGGAGGTGCGGAAAATCCGGAGGTGCGAGCGGTGGTACCGCTTGCCGCCGATCATCCACCAGGTCGGGACGTAGAAATGGCGGGACGCGGGGTTGGCCGCGGCTTCCTCGTCCAGCACCGGCATACACCAATACGGGTCCACCTGGGTCATGCCCTTGTACGACCCGGGCGCCACGCCGTCGATGTTGAACGGGTACTCGTAATAATTCGGGTCGTCGCTCTCCACCTCGTAAAGCACGATGCGGATCCCGAAAATCCGACCCTTGCGCACGAATTCCTGGAGGTGGCGGTTAAGGCCCATGCGGCGGTTGGTCTTGACCAGCCGTTTGATGACGTCGCTGGACGTTTCCTCGTCCAGTCCGCGGACCGACATATCAAACCCGTGGCGGACGGCGTCGCGCGCCGGCATGGAGCAAGCCTTGTCCACCAACCAGTGCTGGGCGATGATGGCGGCGAGCTGGTGGCCAAGCCACCCTTGCGACGAGAACCACCCCAGCAACGCCTCCGGGGCGACCGTGTCGGCCAGCGACCACGCGTCCTTGAGGCCCTGACCGATACCGTCCATGGCAACACCCGTGGTCACGGGGGCGGCCGCGCGATACGCCGCCACCTGTTGCTCCACGCGCTTGGCGCCTTCGCCGCGCGGGAGGGTGTCGGTCAGGAACGCGCGTTCTGGCGGCGCGATGGGGGCCGGAGCCGGCGCCGCGGGACGTTTCCATGATGGCCAGCGCATTACGGTTCCTCGCGGAGCGCGACCGTACAGGACGCAATCAGATTTTGGGCGGCCGCCCAGTTGGTTCCCGCGACCGTGGCCAGCTCAAGGCGAACCTGATCCGGGCGCATGTCAAACACGGATACCATGGTTTTACCGATGCCCGCGGGCGCGTCGGGGACCGGAGCATACCCGGGCGCGCCGACAAGGACCGGCTTGCGGGGGTAGGCCCAACGATAGGGCAGGAACCCCGTGACAATGGACGAAATGCCCGTTGTCGTCGCGGCCGCCGCTTTCACGGTTTGGGCGGGAAGCCGGAGCGGTACGTTGGTGTTGGCGACGTTCTCGATGCTGACGAGCGTTCCGGGCGGTCCGTCAAGGTCGTCGCTGACGTGGATGCTGTATTGCGCCGTCACGTCCAGCGAACCCTGGACGCGGGCGAGGATCAGCGTGTCCAGCCCCTGAACGCGCGGGCTGGTCATGACCAGCCGGACCTTGGCGTCCTTAAGGTAACGCTGGAACGTCGCATCTTGGGCGGTGTAGATGATGACGTCCCCGATCGCGTAGCTCTCCGCGCCAACGCTCCCCGCGCTGGTGGCGATCCACGCGTTACCATCCGCAAGGCCCGTACTGGGGTATGCGCCGCTGGCCGCGTCCCAGTTAACGGGATTGGGAGCCTGGAGAACGACTTGGCGGACGTCGTTGGCCGACGCGCCGCGGTGAATAAACAGCGGGTTGACCAAATCAATCAGAACGTCGTCCGACGCCCAAGGCATGAACGCGAAAATAGTCCCGTATGTGACGTTGGAACCGTACGTGTAGAACCGGCAATTGGACATACGGAGGTACCCCCGGTCCATTTCGCCCATGGTGACGGCGGTATTATCCACCGCGTCGGCGTCAATATCACAATCGTCAATAGTGTTATCCCGGCCCCCCATGGCCAGCGCCGCACTCATGACGCACCGCGAATACTCGCACTCAAACGCCGTTCCGTGCATATCGCCCGCGGCCGCGGTCCCGCTGTTAAGCATGATGCTATCCACGGTCTTGACGTAGCGGTCAGGCGTCGCGCCGGCGCCGTCGCCGCCGCCAACAGCGACAATATGCCGGGTCGAGTACAGGCGCGTCACGTTCTTGATCAGCCCGACCTGATTGCTGAACGCGACCAGGGGGTACGCGTCGCCGGCGTTGACGTCGCCGCGCGGATCCGTGACCTGGAAATCGTAACACTGACCGACGCTTATGGCCGTATAGCCGGCGCCACGCGGACAGGTGAGCGATTGCAGCCGCACGCCCTGGCGTCGGAAAACCTGAACGATGGGGTCCGTATTGGAAACGGTCGGCGGCGTAAACTGCGTATCCGTGACCGTCACGGGGCCGCCGGCGACCTTAAAGCAATCGACGTTGGCGGCTGCGAAGGCTGACGACATACGCCCAAAAATGCGAATGCTGTCCGCGTCCAGCACGTCCGCCACGATGAACCGGAACCCGTCGTGGTACGTTGGGCGCCGACGACCGCCGGAGCGGGGGCGCCGGTCCCAGATATTGCCATGGTCCCCAACCGCCAGTCCGTGCGGTGTTACGAAATTCAGGATGGTGGCTCCCGCCGCCAAATCTCCCGAAAGCGCGGGGAGCGCGGTCTGGACGCCCTGTATCTTGAGGCGGCCGCCCGGGGCGCAATCGAACAAGCCCCCATGCAAATGTACCTCGTCGGCGGTTAGTACGGCTTCCGATGACAGCACGATCGGCGCCGTCTTGGGGATGGTCAGCCGGTTACGCCCGCGCGTGTTGACGGCCGCCTCCAGACGGGCCTTGGCGTCGAAACCGTCAGACAGGCCCAGCGCGACGGACGACCAGCGGCCTTGTTCGTCAGGCAACGAATAGAGCTTGACGCCGCCCGCCGTGACGACGTCGTGGTCCGTCGCCGCCGGGGCCGCCACGGAATAGGAAAACGCGCCGTCCCCCGTGCGCAGCACGTCACCGGTGGAAAACGTATCCGTGGAGGCCATAAGCGCGGCAAACGCCCGATACTCCCCCAGCTTCCCCAGCGCGCCGGCAAGCGACGGCTGGAGCGCGGCGTTGCGGATGGGGTCCAAAACCCGAGCGTTGAAATGTTGCGTGGAGCGTTCCGGCGTCATGGCCACGGTGGCCGACGCGCCCGCCTCCGCTTGCGCCTGGTCGGCGGCGGGGACGGTGATCGTGCGGTTGGCGCCCAGCGTTCCGCCGCCCGTCGCCAGTCCCGCCGCGCTGACGGTGGTGGCCTTGTCGGCCTTGAGGTTGACGACGACGTTGGCCGCGGCCGTACCCGCCGCCGCTCCGGACGTGTTGCCGGCGGCCGCGCCAGCCGTAGCGCCCGCGCCGGTCCCAGCTTGCGCGCCGGCGATTTCCCCAGCCGCCGCGCCGGCCGCGGCGCCCGCTTCCGTTGCGACTTGCGTTCCCGCTTCCGCGCCGGCCGCGGCGCCCGCGACACGTCCCGCCTCGTCCCCGGCGATCGCGCCGGCGACAGTTGCGGCGGCCAGGTCCGTCTCCGCTTGCGTCCCGGGGGGCGTTCCAGCCGCCAGGACGTCAACGTAACGGCGCGCGTCAATGCTCATGGTCGGGCGTCCCTTGGATGGTCCGCCCTGTTATGCACGGGGCCGCCTCGCGCGTCTAGCGCGCCCAGTCGCCCGTCTTGCGGTGCAACCACGTCAGGAAGTCCGCCAGCGTCTTGTCCTTGAGGATGCTGGGGTTGGCCTTGACGGCGCCGGCGTCCACCAGGGCGTCCATGCGCGTGGTGACGGCGACGCCGGGCAACAGGGCGTCCACCGCGGTCCCGGCGCCCAAGAAATGACAGGCGTACAGCGACGCCCGGTTGATCGGGATCCCGGCCTTGGCGAGCGCGGCGGCGTTCTTGAGCGTAAAGGACGTGACGCGCTGGTCCTGTTCCGCCTTGCTGGGACGAAGGCCGCCAAACGCCGGGCGGAGCGTCGGCCCCCATTTGCCGCCCTCGCCTTCCCAAGTGGAGCGGATGAACTGGTACAGACCCGACGCGCTGGAGCTGGCGGCCTGGACGTACGGCCGGTTTCCGCTCTCAATGGTGGCCAGCAATTCCAGATAACCCTCCGGGAGCGTGACCACCGGCCCCGGCTGTTCCATGACGCCGCCGGCCGTCGCAACCACGAACGCCAGCCCCCGGTCCGTCTCGCCGCCCCAAATGCCGTCAGCGCCGGAAGGCATGAACGCCCCGGCGCCCGGAACGGTCAGCAAGGCCGTCTGGATACGTTTGGTTTTCGCGGCGTCCAGCGTGTTGGTCACGGGGTCAGGCTCCAGGAAGCAACGGGGTTTCGCCGTTGAAGGCCGGGAGACGCGTTACGTTCCAGACGGCCCAAACGACGTGATGCGCTTGCGAGAATGGTACACCGCTTTCCAGCGTCCACCAACCTTGCGGTCCGATCAATCGCGCGTCGTACTGGTCGCGCCCGCCGCCCGGTACGATTTCCAGCCGAAGCGGAGGCTTGGGGCTGGCGCGGATCATTCCGCCGGGCCGGCCGTCCGCCATCGGCTCAATGCGCCCTACCACGGGAGCAACGCGGCGTACGCGACGACCAGGGCGGCCAAGGCCATGGCGACGACGCCGGCGGCGAGGAACTGGCGGCCCCAGCCGCGCGGGCGCTCGTACCGCTCCGGGTCGGTCGGGACCGCGGCCTGGGGGAACCGCGACGGATGACAGGCGCTCGCCGTACAACCGTTCTGGTCGCAATATTCGGGCGTCGGACAGGTCACGACGTCAACCCCAGTCGGCGGCGTTCCTCAAACCACGCCGGGTACACCGGCTCCGCGATCGCCCAGCGCGGGCCGTCCGTGCGGGGGTCGGGTAACAGGCCGGCGGCGCGCACCTTGCGGTCCAACGGCTCCGCGGCGCGATGATCGGTCTTGACGCGCGGGCCGGTGAACGCGGCGGCGGGGTCAGGTCGGTCCATGGATCAGCTCCAGTTGGTTGGGGGCGATGCCGCCCAGACGTTCGCACGCCCGGCGAATAACGCAACGCGCGATATTGTCGGGGGTCGCCAAGCCGCGGTCCCATGACGAGGGGTTGACGTTGGCGGTCGTCTCAAACGCCGTCCCCCGGAAACGGAACGTGAAATACAAACGGGGGCCGGTCTGGGTCATGGCCGCAACCTAACGCCAACTTGACGGAGCCGTCAACCTAATAAACAGCCGTCAACCAGGACCGTTTGCGCGGGGCGTACGCGATCATGACGGCGTCCCCGTGGTTGGGGGAGCGCGTGCCGTCCGGGGCCTTGTCAATCGTGACCTTGCCGACCGTGTTGAGGCTGAACGTCGGCTGGGAAAGCTCCATGGTCAGCTTGACCAGCTCCGTCATCGTGCCGTCCAGGCTGATCAGGTCGTCGGGGTCGTATGGGAGCTGGAACGGCTCCACGCCCTCGTATTCCCCCAGCCCCGGAGGCGCGCCATCGGGGAACGGCTGGGCGGCGCGCCATGCGTCGTACGCCTGGACCGCCCGGAACGTCCGCTGGAACCTGACCCGCAACGACCACCACGCTTGCGCCTTGGCGTTCTGGAAAAAGTCCTTGTTGAGCCGTTCCTTATTGTCGCGCTTGCTGACCCCTACGGGCGTCGCGGTCGGGATTGGCTTGTCCGGCTCAAATACCGCGCCGGATCCGCGGAACGGCTCCACCTTGAGCGCGCGCCCTGGCCGACCCTCGTTGATCACGCGGGCGTCGCCCCGCACGCCGGCGCCCAGACCGTCCGCGTCGTAATCAAAGCCGTCGTGGTCCGCCTCGTCCGCCATCATGAACGCGCGCTGGACGGTCCCGAATATGTCGTCCCCCTTGCCGCTCCATGCCGTCACGTCGCGCACGAGGATGCCGTGCCGATCGGCGTACGCGTTGAGGTCCACGCCCTCGTCAGCCACGTCCAGCGCGCCGCGGCGGTTGCCGGTGATCGGGATACCCAGCTTGACGTGCGCGTTGACCGCGGCTTGGACCCAGGCGGACGGGATCAGGATACCGGTGGCGCTGGCGGAATAATTTATGTCCAGCTCTTGAGCGATCACCACCGCGTCCAGCTCGTCGCATTGCTTCGCGTACCATGCGTCGTCTTTGCGGGGGTCGTCCCGCCAGTGCATCGTAAACACGTCGATTTTCCCGCCGTGCCGGCGCTGGGCGAACGGGTTGGCCATGCCGTTGGCGGACGATATGTCAATCCGGCAATTGGTCGTTTGGGACAGGGACGCCTCAATCAGCGCGGGCCGCTCCAGGAACGCCGCCTCGTCCACGAAATAGATGGATGCGCGGTCGCCCCGGCCGATGTTGTCGCCCGCCTCGCCAGTGATGACGGAGCCGGTCGCGGGGAAGCTGATACGGAGGTGCGGCGCGTGGCGCGTCTCGTCCCAGCCGCCGCGGAATTCCGGCGGGAGGTTCTTGAGGAACTGGCGGAGTTTCCAGAACAGGGACTTGGGCGACCCCGCCTTGTCCACGTATTCCTCCTTGCGCGACCCGAAACCGGCGGCGAACCCCTCGTGGAACAGCGCGAGCGTGCCGGCCAGGGCGACGGCCAGCCATGACACGCCCATTTCCCGGGACTTTTCGGTCAGGCCGGGGCGACCAGCGCGCCAATGGTCAACGACCCAGTCACACCATTCCCGTTGTTTGGGGAACAGCAGGAAGGGGATGACGGCCGGGAGGTCGCGTTCCACGTTCCGGGGGTCCACCGTGACGCCCCAGTCGTTGATGAAATCGGCGGGGTGGTCACGGTACCAGGCTTTGAGGTCGGCCAGCCGCTTGGCGGCCACCTTGGCGCGCTCCGTCTTGTCTGGAAACTCCAGCACGGTCCGGGCGTCCTGGCCCCGGATCCACGCGAGCCGCACGACGCGCGCGCGGAAAACCGACGTGTAATCCGGTTCCCGGTAGTTGAACGCTTCACCGTCAGCCATCTGGTCCCCTGAAACGCTAACGGCCCGGTGGAGCGTTCCCCGCAAGGGTTCCAGTCCGCCGGGCCGTCCAGGGCGCTTTGCCAGTCAGGGCCGAAGGCTCCGCGAAGGGCTGTCCGGTCCATTCCCTTGCCGCCCATTGCCAAACGGGTCGGGAATGGCGCCACCCTAGCCTCGCGTTGACGGCGGGGTCAAGGCCCCTTGCCGCGCGGGCCGGAGCGTGGCGCCCCTTCCTGTTTCCGCCAAAGCTCTATGGACGTCAGGGCGGTCCAGTTGCCGGTAAAACGGGCCGCGGCCTCCATGGGCGCGTATTTGTCCACCTCCACGGCGCCGGCGGCCCGGGCGGCGAGGGCCTGTTGCCAGGTGACGGCGAAATGGAGCGGGGAGCGGTCGGGGCGGTGGTCCGCCATGCTCGCGCCGGCCATATACGCCGCGGCCAACGCCTCGTCCGGGTCGTCGGCGTACAGGTGGTATTCGTCCGGCGCGTGCGGGACGATGGTGACGTAAACGGTCATGCGGCCTCGTCCATAAGGCTGACGTCCCAAACAACGTCACAGCTTTCCTGACAATCGTTGCCGTTGGCGGTGTCCAGCTCCGGATCAAACGCCTCGTTGCCGTCCACGAACGGGACGAACGGCTGGGCGGCCGCCTCGCGTATATCGGCCACGCTCTTGCCCTGGCGGAAAAAGCGGCGAACCCCGACGCCCGCGCCGGCCTCCGGGTACAGCCGCTCCATGCGCTCCGGAAAGGCGAAAACCTCCGGAGTTTCGGCCATCAACGTCAGGTGTTTGCGCCAGGACTTTTTCCAGCACCAGAGACAGTTTCCCCGATGCTCCGGCAAGTACAGGTCAAAGCTTTGCGTACGCCACCAGGCCAGAACGTCCGCCTTGACCATTCCCCATTTGATAAGCGGGTAGAATATCTTTTGCGCGGCGGCGTCCTTTTGCATCCGGTCCACCTCGTCCGCCCGTATTCCAATCGCCACCTCATAGTCCTTGAGGCCGATTGACCGGAGGTACGCGTATATGGGCCGCAACTTAAGCTCCCGGTTACAGTTGGGAAACGCCTTGTTGGGGATGCCGTATTTGGCAATTACTTGCTCAAAGGGCGCGGGGTAGTTGCCGGGCGGCGCGTCGGGGCGGGTGGCCGTCTCGTAATCCACGATGACGTACGACGTCCCGACGCCCATAGCGGGGTCCACCGCCGCCTCCAGCCAAATGATCCCCAGCGAAAACTCCCGGTCGCATCGGTCCACAAAGTCCAGCGTGCGCGGATCCTCCTGACCGGTGTTGGCGAATAGGACGAGGAAAGGTTGACCGGACGCCCGCGCCGCCAGGACCAGCATGACCGCCATAAACGCCGACGTCCGGCCCCCGGAGAAACTGACAACCAACGTGGTCAAAGCCGGAGCCGCCGCGTTATCTCCGCCTCGCTGACGCCGCGGGCCTGTAGCGTGGCGATCGCGTCGCGCACCTCCGGCTCCAGATAGGGGCGGGGGTCAACGACCAGTCGGCGCCGCTTGGCGCTCTCCCGGGCCGTGACGCGCCGGCACGTCTTGCAACGCACCTGGCCGCCGCGGCCAATGGACTGGGTATTCGCGGGCGTCCGGTCATGGCCGCACGGCCAATACGCGGGGGTCACAGGGGTCCGCCGAATTCGTACGCGTCGGCCTCGTCGGCTATCTCCAGCCGCATGGCGGCCAGCTCCGCCTCCAGTCTCGCGTCCTCCGCCCGCGCCTCGTCCCAAAGGGCGTCAGCGGCCAGCAACCCCGCGTCCGGCTTGCGCGTGTACGGCGGGTGGTATTTGCGGGACCGGCTCATACGATCAGGTCCACGGTCAGCCCCAACGCGAACGCGCCGGCAATGGCCGCCACGATCAGCCACCCCGTCCTTGTCAACCAGACGCGACGGCGCGGGCGCGTGAAGCGGAGGCGGTCACGCATCGCCGTTCCGCCGGGCGCGGCGCCGGTCCGCGCGGGCCGTCAACTCCGCTTGGCGCTTGCTGACCGGCGGGAGGGGCGGCTGGGCCTTGGGCGCGAGGCGGAGCGGTTCGGACGGCGGCGCGGCGTTCATGGCCATAAGCCCCATGACGGTCAGGGCGGACAGGTAGCGCATGGCGGTCCCTCGTTACGCGGCCGTGCTGGCCATCAATTCCTGATACGCCCGGGCCGCGGCCTGGGGGTCGTCCGTTTCCATTTTCAGCACCGCGGCCATGACGCCGATTGAGCCGTCCAGCTTAAGCTTGTCGTTGAACGCGCCGATGATGCGACACGCGTTCTCCAGGGCCTTTTGCCGGTCCGCAATGTTGATCTGGATACCGTCTCTCGTTGTCTTGACGCCACCGTAAAGCAAACGAGCGCCCGGCGTCAACTTGCTGGTGTCGCGCGCCACCACGCGCTCAACGCCCTCGCCGCGGCATTTCCAGCACGAGGGGTTGGGGTCGCGCGTATGGTCGTATCCAAAGCCGCCGGCGAGGTCGGGGAGCTGGACGTTCAGGTCGCCCGCGCGCTGTTGCCGCTCCGCCTCGTCCAGCCGCGCCAGGTACTCCAGCTCGTGCCACTGGTACAGGCCGCCCTCCCCGTAGCAATGACGGCAACAGCCGACGCGAAGGCCGATCAGCTCGTCCGGATCCGCGCCGGCGATTTCCAGCCATTTGGTCAGCGCGGCCGCGACGTCGAAAACCACGGGGGACGTGGCCGCGGCGTTATTAACGAGCTTTTCAATCATGTTGGCGATTTCAGGGTCCGCCAGAAGCGACGACGCGGCGGTGGCGATGCTCCCGGCGGTGGTCGTTGAGCGCACGTTGTACGCATGGCGATAAGCCGCCGGCCCGTCGCGGTACACGGCGTAATGTTCTGCAAAAGCTTGTTTTTTGGCCGTCAGCATGGGCGGGAGGATAGTCACGGAACAGCCAAACGGCAAGCGACGGATAAAGCCCCCCGTACCCCCAGTATTCCCCCAGTATATACCGGGACTTGTAAACCTTTGATTTCTCTTAGTTATCTCCTAAAATCCCCAGTACCCCAGTATATTCGCTCTCACCCTTACGTAAGAGGGATGGACATAT